ATAACACCTCAACAAAAGGAAGATATTATCCTTTTGGGTGGTCTGGCGCTTCAAGTAGCTATGACGAAGCCTTATCAGCATACCGGTTTGGGTTACTCTATGATGGAGATTTGGAGATTAATCCACTTTAAGGCTGAAAAGTATTCTCGTAAGCTTAGTTACTTTAGTGATAAGGAGGGTAAGACACGAGTGATTGCCATTCTTGATTATTGGACTCAGACAGCATTAAAGCCTCTTCATGACGCTTTAATGGGTATATTGAGAAATATACCGTCTGATTTTACCTTTAATCAGGATGATTTTCAATCGTCCTTACCTTCTACCGGTCCATACTATTGCTATGATCTTTCCGCAGCAACAGACAGAATGCCTGTTGACTTTCAGGTTAGTGTTTTAACTAACTTGATTGGGGAAGAGAAAGCATTGGCATGGAAACGCCTGCTAGTAGGAGAAGCCTTTGTGAACAAAGACTGTGACCACCCGATTTATTATCGGGCGGGACAGCCGATGGGAGCATACTCCTCTTGGGCCGCGATGGCTCTAAGCCATCACGTAATGGTTCAATTATCGGCTATTAATGCTAAGGTTGTAAGACCTGGGCATTATTTTGCTGATTATTGTCTATTAGGCGATGATTTAGTTATAGCCAATCGTGAAGTAGCCCTCCAATATAAAATCTTATGCTCTCAGCTTGATATGCCAATTTCTGACGAAAAGACTCTAGTGTCTGAAAAGATGCTAGAGTTTGCCAAAAGAATTGTTATATCAGGTACTGAGGTATCAGGTTTTAGTATCGGGGGTTTCTTAGAGACTTGGAAGAAGTATTCACTTCTTCATGAGTTTCTTAGAAACCAAGCTACTCACGGATGGAACTTGCCTATCTCTGAGCACCCAGACTTGATCCGAGCCACATTCAGTTTCTTTAAACGCCCTGCGCAAGCAGAGCGGATAATCAAACTGTATATGGTTTACCACTATATAGGAAATTTCATCAGTAAAGTTACTGATGAAAACTCTATATCCTGTGACTGTATTAATGCAGGACACTCTTTACGAGTATCCGTGCAACAATACTTCCACAGAACTTTTCCTTTATGGGAGTTTATTTCGACTCCCGAGATGTTGAATCTCCTCGTTGATTTTATCAAAGAGATGAAGTTAAAGATAGCGGTCTCGGATGTTGAAAGATTGTTTGAGAACCGGGATTCCATAGTTCAAACCATGGATAACCAGGCTCTTAAACATCTTCCAAGCTTGAATGTCCAGTTATACCAAGCTCTAAGACGTGAGACGCTTCCCGTTATTAGTGTTGCGAATACCCTTCTTAGACTCAGTGTCGACGCCGTTAACCGTTTGGTTAGTGACGAAGATGTTGATATCTTTGAATTAGGTATTTCAAAATACTATGTTGGAGAAGCTATCTTCAGCCTTAGAAGAGCTCGGTCTATCTCGCTAGCTCAGGCCCGGTTAACTAAGCAACTTTTAGATGTTTGGCAGGATCGAGCCATGGAGTCTGTTCCTATGTACCAATATATTGAAAGATATACTGGTTTTAAGGCAGACACCCAGGTTCGACCTACCTTAACACCTAAGTCACGTCGTGTAACTGGTACTAAGCGCTGCAAGTAGTACTCGAGCGGGCACCTAAACCTGCTATAAG